GACACATCTAGTATGTCAACTTCCTATTAGACTAAGCCGGAAGCCAGTTTCCACAGTTGAACTCTGTCGCCACGGTGGCGCCACGTGCAGTGGGGGGCACCCGCCCTGACAGATTAGTAGAAGTGGATAGTTTCTACTTAGTCTGCTTGGGTGGGGGACGCATCACGAGAGGGGGGTCGTTGGGCCCCGGTCCGGCGTCGGACCTGTTGCTCTACAGGTTTGTGCGGTGTTTAGCAGTCTGTTCGTGCCATGTGCTCGAGGAGAGGACATGATGACAGAGTGCCGATCTTCACACTAGAGAGGTGAGCCACACAGGCATCGATATCTCCAGCGCTCATAGCGTAGTGTGTGTTGTAGTACTCACACACATCAAGCTCTGCACCGCAGGACACGCTCCCACGGAGGACGTGTTTGAACTCGTTGTAGACCTCTTGAAGCACAGGTCCGTCACCGAGTTGTTGCCGAAAGTTGACACCCAAAGCCTTTAGGAGTGGATCAACCTGCCCGAACATCAACAAAGTATTTGTGATGCTTCTAAGCCATGCGCGTGACTGCGCAGGACTCCTTTCGACCGAATCCCAACAAAGCTTGGCAAGTAGCTTTCCCACCTTTGGTACTAGGTAGAAACCATTGCCATGCTTCAGGAAACGACCTGAACAGAATTCGACAGTGGTACAGTCGTTGGTGAGTTTTGCCTCAACTTCCATACCAAAATCGGCGTATCGTTCGACAATACCATCGACACCACCCAGGGACTCAATTTCTTTATTCGTGGTGACGGTAACGCTGTCGTCACCACAAATGATTGAGATCCACTTGCGACCTAACCTATGAATTGAAATTTTCATAACGGCATTGACCGCAGTGTCCCCGACGCTGGTATCGGGCCAGCCCGATTGCATTGTGTACCTGATGCCGTACTTTGTTCCTAGGTTTGAACGCCCGGAGTTCTTACCTTCGCGTGAGACTCTACTCAACGCGGAACTGACCTTGTGTACAAGCTTCTTGCGATATAGCCTGTCAAGGAAACGGAAGGCCCCTTCCCCCATGTGTAAGTCGAATCGGCTTTGATCGTCCTCTAAGAAGACGACCTGCTCATCGACGTCACACATGTCGGTGATGGTCCTAATTGCTCGCGAATATGACTCTCCAATTTCTTGGTTTGACATACCACAAGTGTAAATTATGTGACCACCGGCCCTAACATCATCCGCTCGGTACTTACTTTCCTCCACCCCATCATTAATTGCAAACTCCACACGAGGAGCTAAACCTGAGCGTAGGTTCTTAGCGAATTTCCGGAGGTGGGGGCCACAGACAAGGCTCAATTCTGGGGGACAACCTTGAATGAATCGCGGATCTTTAAAAGTTAAGTCGTCGACCATCTTGGTGACAATTTCTCTTTTAACAAACGAAGAAGCGACCAATTGTTTGGGTAGGTCGGCATGGTTCTCCACTAATCCGTTGAACATTTCGCGCTTGGCTGGTGGGAAACCATTAATCCAGTCTTGAACTGGGATTGGTTTAATCACCCTTTTAATGCGCTTGTCGAAGTGCTCTATCAATTCATTTGTCACCGCCGTCCAGTGTGCTTTTATCCGCTTTCTTATCTCCGGGCTCGCGTGCGCGGGGAGTAGTTTTCCAACACGGCCATTCATGGAGATGATCTCGTTGTGATAGCAAGGATTGTAAACTGTAGCTGTGACGGACGAGAGTCCGAAACTGCATTTAGTTCCAAATTTGTTTTCACAGAGGGCTTCTCCGGGAGTGACCTGAAAGTCAGGATTGACTGGATGTTTCTTTAAGAAGTGCTCATCCAGGCACACTGCAGCATGCGACATGTTGTCCTTGCAGTATAGATCTCCATTATGCTTATCCACTGTGACCTGTGGTGAAGCAGTTGGGCTGTGTTTGAAGTGGTCTGAAATGCGTAAAGCACACTTAGCTTCAAAGAGATCTACAAGAGCGTTCCAAGCAATATGGCCAACCACGCCGTACTTGAGCGTGGTGCTAGACAGTAGACTATGTCCAACGTGCCGCATTGCAAGGTAGACAAGTCGCCACCGCATTGGCAACTTGTTTGGGTTGTTCCTCGTTTCGTACAAACTGACCAATAATGCACCAGGGTTGAAAAACTTCGATAACCGTATCAAAGTTGCAGCACCTGGCATGTATGCTAGCTTGCTCAAAAAGCGAAGGACGTGGAAGCCCGCAGCGTTTGTGACTGCCATATCACCCGAGATTTTGGCCCAGCATTTTAGTAGGGTCAGTGCGACCCCTCCAAAGATGTTAGACAGGTTAGTAACCTCCGGGTTGTGTGTCACGATGTAGGTAGCAACTCTGTTGATGAATCGCTTGCCTACTTCTTCCGCTGCGGGTAGTGCAACATAGCGCGTTAGTTTCCCGGCAGCCCACAATTGACGACATAATGTATCGACTTTGGGCCTGCCGAAAGTTTCCAGACTTTCCAAGTAACTCAAGCGGGCGATAGGCGATCCACTAACAACAAGTGGATCCCCAGTCACTATTTGACTAACGGAAAGGTCATTACCGTTGCAGTCAAGAGCATTCTTGAAAATTGTGAAACTCGTTTGGGTCTCAACAGCTATACTCCGTGCCATAGTCTGGCGTGACGCGTAAACATTCCTCAACTCTTCAGCGTAGATGTCAGTTACGACCTGACTAACGTCGAAGTTTGGAATTTTGTGCGCCTCGTCACGTGTTGCTATGCTTGCAGCGGAGCGAAGGACTATAGCTCTGTCTTTCGCGCATGTGAGATTTTTGTGGAGAAGAAGACTTTGCATTTTAGCACGGATATGTTGCTCTATATCTATGCGTTTTAGCTCGAGCTTGGTGGCCTCCCTGACCGCCTGTGCCAAAGCTTCGGCTTCAGCAATTTGCTCGGGCGTCTTGCCGTCTTCCTCATCCCTCACTCTTTCGTCATCTCCGTCGTCTAACTCCCCATTTGCCTCATCAAGCTCAGCGAGAAGTGCCTGTGCTTGCGTTGGTCTTGGGTTGTTATTGGCGGCGGGTCCGTTTTGAACAACGACGGCATCCTTATCGTGTTCAGCGGTGGCGTGGGCATTTGATTTGCATATGCGGCAAACCATACCAAGTTGACAGTCCGCACTCATGTGACCGGACTCCCCACAGTTGTAACAGTCTCTGGATTTGTTACCACGCTTCACCTCCTTTCCCCGGGGTTTTGCACCCTTGCCCGCATTCTGCGGTTTTAGACTGGCATCTGGTTGCTTGCCAGCCTTGGAATCTCTAACCTGGCCTTTAGAGACACCTTTGTCCTTGACACCTCGTTTGTCTTGGACTTTGCCCTTTGCACTACGGTTATTGCCAGCTCCGTGGTGCGCATTGTTGGCGGCCTTATTGGGCACGCCGCGACTCATACCTTTTGGTGGGACCTTAACCTCGTCTCCGGTCCTACCTTTCGGCGGGACCTTCAACTCGTCACCATTGGGTCTTCGGTTGACATCGGAAAGGGATCTATTCCCCCCGTCATTTGTCTTACCGGCCACTTCAGGTTTAATTGAAGTGGTACTTTTGTGCAGTTGGATTCTGCTCTCCCCAGTGACATCCGATTGTCCTGGGGTAGATCCCTGTTTGCCTGGGTCTTGCAACCTACTAATATTTTCGATATTAGCAACTCGGGCACTCTGTAAGGAGTCGTCTGGTGAGTCGGCCAGACGTTTTGGGTACCGTTTCCGGCATCTCGCTTGCACTTGGGTGATACAATGACTCTGCTTTTTACAGAGCGCACCTTTGTTAGTTGCATCCATGTAAGGCGGAAGGTCTGAAATTACGAGAATAGGTTCAGATTGTCTCCCACTAATTATGGCTAACGCTTTCTAGCTGAGATTACTTACATATACTGAATTACGAGAATTACGGCCATTGAGCGACCAACTCCACCTACCATTGCGTGAACCATTTGCCCCTCGTATCTATTCGTCATAGACTGGAATGCCGAGAGTTAAGCAATATAAATTTTTCACACTCATGTAAGTAGAGGTCATAATCTTTCTAGATATGTCTACAGCTAGGAGCTCCGCTTTCGCTGCCTAGAGGGCCCTAAAAATGGAACACACCGCTACATCGGAGTAACGGATTTGTGAGGACCTGCAAGCCGAGAGCTTACAGGATCTCTTGTATATGTATATGTATATGGGACCAGTGGTCCTACTTGGAAGGTACCGAGTGAGAGAAACACATCATCATTCGGGGACCAGGTAGTGCCACATGTAAGATGGTGAATGAGAGAAACACATCATCATTCACTTTATATATATATACTAGTCGCAGGCATTTTCTAGTTGCCTACTTGCGGTCGTCTACTTACCGCCCTAATTGCTATGTCATTTTACTATCCATACTTATCAGGCGTGCCTACGCAGTGGGGGGGGGAGTGTGGGGTAGTCACAATCATCAACCTCAATCTTCAGCGAACCAAGAGAGTGGTTCGGAACATTGGGGCTGGTGATTGTGCCTCCCACTTGCGTTAGTATTTCTTTAACACCAACCCTAGGGGTTTGGGGCACGATTGGTTTGATAAGCAACACATCGTATGTTACCCACAGTTCTCCAGCAAGGTACGCGGTGGGGGCACCTTGAGTGCAGAACTGGACGTTCCCCATGGTTTCGAGACGCTTGTCATCGGTACTGCCATTAATCCTTGGGTTAGTAGCAGTCCACAGGGGCTGTGAAGGGGTAAGATCGGGGTCACATTCTATTGGGAAGAGCATGCTCTCAGACGGTTTGCAGGAAACAGCGAAAACCATCGAGTTGGCCTGTACTTTACTGATTGCGGGTAGGGCGTTAACGTCGTACTCACAACAGATAGTAACAGAGCCCATCGAAGGGTCCCCGGTGGATCCTAGTGCATTTGCCGTAAGAGAGCGGTACCCAAATGTGACTCCAAGAAACTTATACTGTTCAAAATTGATAGCAATTTTGCTCAGCCATGGGAACAAGGCGGTGTTCGTGGGCGTGAGTTTGTAATAGTTATTGGTGAAGCCTGGGGTTGCATTGATATCCCCCACATATTCGCGCTTCGCAATGCGGCATGTGCCGTTTCCGGAGTGCATGAGGGGTATCTGTGTAGCCATAGGAGTGACTTCACCGATCGTTGTGTTTGTGTGGATAGGAAAGTTGACAGGAGCAACTTCCTCATAGTCGCCCCAACCAAATAAATCTCCTAGCAAGCTGCCAGCGGCAGAGCCGATAGCAGCCCCGGGTCCGCCGCCAAGTGCGGTGCCAGCAAGACCACCTAGAGTAGAAAACAAGCCTTTTGCAGCATGTTTCTTTTCTTTCGGTTGTTTGTTGACACGCTTGATGGGGGCAGCAGCCGGTTTTGGTTTGCGAGTCGATTGACTTGGGTTGGAACGAGAACGAATGTTCTGTTGACGTTTCATGTTATTATTTTTGGAAGCTAATAATATTATGTGTAGCATAGCTAGACTACACATATGCTGAAATGCGTGAGCAGAAATCTTAAATAAGGTTCAGAAGGGAATTATGTTACGGAGCTCGTCCCGTACCACCCCACTGTTGGGTGTCACCCAAACGTGTGTTGATTTTGTTTTGATTTCGTTAACCGTGTAAAACAGTATACTGATCATTTGGCGCTGATTTTGGCAATGTTGCACAGAACAGACCCTTGGCACAGTTCTGATAAAGGCATTTTGCATTCCTAGTCACATCCATCTGATCACTACTATCAAACTAGATCTACACACATTCGCCGCGCCAAGAAATGGCCGGCTACCCCCTGTCCCATCACTAGGGTACATCAGGGCAAGATTCCACGAATCCTCGAACGGCATACCCGTTTATGTTACGTTGGTCTGTTGACCAAGAAATGTGGAACTACCACATTTCTTCTTTCCAACCCGCCGTCACCATGGAGCAGCTAAAGTTGGGCCCACTCTTTGCCAGTTTGCTGGCGTCGGTATCCCTCCGACACTAAACTCAGGTGGTTTTGTGTCGGAGGGATACCGACGCCAGCAAACTGGCAAAGAGTGGGCCCAACTTTAGCTGCTCCATGGTGA